TTCTTATATCAATACTGGAAAGAAATCCCAAAAACACTTAAATACTATTTGTCGGTTGCTGCGGTAATATTAATGGTTATTACGTCTGCTGGTATCTACGGATACCTTTCATCTGCCTATGCAAAGGTGTCTGCAACTCCATTAGCGTTGAATGCAGACATCCAAACAGTTCAAGGAAGAGTGGGTAGTCTAGAACAAGATATTAAACGTAAAGAAGATCGTCTTAATCAATTAATAACATTACGATCTCAACAAGAAACCCGTTTGGATAATATGGTATCTAAGTCCACAACAGGAAACAGTTCGACTATTCGTACGGCACAAAACGCATTAAATCAAGCAGACAGAAATGTTACGGCATTACAAAAAGAAATCTCTAACCTTTCAGCACAGCGAGATAGCCTCAATGGAATCAGTATTAGCAAACGTGTGGAAATTGAAACAAACGGTGATGTTGGCACTTTCATCTATATTGCAAAAGTACTGGGCACTGACCTTGATACGGTGGTCAAATGGTTCACGCTCGTCATTGTATTAGTTTTTGATCCGTTAGCGGTAGCATTAGTAATTGCAGTTAATTTTCTCATAAAAAATGCAACCCTCGTGTCTAGTAAACCTTCATATAAAATACAAAATGATAATACCGAAGTGTTTACCGTAGAAGATACCGAGCCATATGAAATGTATTATAAAGAAAATAATATAGATGAAAATGTTATAGAAATGGAAAGTTTACATCTAGCCCAAGAGGCAGCAGATCCTCAATATTATGCTAGAGGTGATTTTGACTGGTCTAATGAACTTATGTGGAAATACAACCCAAAAGCAATAGAATATTATAACAGAGAAATTCTTCCAAGAAAACAGTAAACTATTGACAAACTATCAGTAATAGGTTAGATTTATTGTATCTCAACAAACGGTTATATATATGCCACATAATGTTGGTTATTGTTGTATTAACATGACGTTGAACAAACAAAAAATTACTACTGGGCGTGGTATGATTCAACGTACCTTCAAAGAAAAGGGGTTGAACTATGCGTCTGAACTTGCCCTTGCTAATGCACGTGATCTTGTAAAAATCTTACAATGGAATGCCGATAATAACATCACGGTATTCCGAATGGGGTCGGGTATTTTCCCGTGGGGTACGGAGTATGATCTGTACGACCTTCCGCACATCAACGAAATTGCACGAACACTGGCAAATGCCGGTATTCTTGCCACATCCACAAAGCAACGTGTCACGGCACACCCTGATCACTTTGTCAAATTGGGATCGGAAAAGGAATCCGTTGTACTTAATTCTATCAAAGATTTAGAACTACATTCTAAAGTTTTTGATATGATGGGACTGAGCAATACACCATACAACGCACTCAATATCCATGTCGGTATGAATTTTTCTCAAGACACGGCGTACCGATGGATTGCAAATTATCATAGACTGTCTAAAAACTGTCAATCACGGTTGGTAGTAGAAAATGACGACAAAGAGAAGGCATTTTCTGTACGCCAACTCTATCATTATTTACACAACGTAATTAATATTCCAATTACATTTGATTATTTCCATCATCAATTTCATCCTGATGGATGGGATTCAAAAGATGCTGCTAAAATAGCAGCAGGTACATGGCCAGAAGGAATTAAACCACTTTTCCATTACAGCGAGAGTAAAAATATCAATGAGAACGTATCGGGAAATCCTCGGGCACATGCTGATTATGTGTTTAATGTACTTGATGATTACGGTCTTGACATAGACGTTGATCTAGAAGCAAAAGCAAAAGAACTTGCCCTCTTCAAATACAGGAGTTTAACGTGATGATTAGTTTCGCCGTAACTACACATAACGAAGGACAGTATATTCAAGATCTATTGGATCAACTGGTACCATATTGTGAAAAAACAGGTGATGAAATTGTCGTAGTAGACGATAATTCTACAGATCCATTTACTGTAAATGTTTTAGAGGGATATGAACGTTCCAATTCTATTAAGTTGCACAACCATGCACTGAATAATAATTTTGCGGCACATAAAAACTTTTTGGCAGAACAATGTAAAGGTGATTATATTTTTCAAGTAGATGCTGACGAAACATTTCATCCCAACCTTTTAACCTATCTTCACGACATTGTTGACAACAATACCAATATTGATCTGTTTCTTATTCCTCGTGTTAATGTGGTCAATGGACTAGTAGACGAAGATATCAAACGTTGGCGATGGCAGGTAAACGAACACGGGTGGGTCATGTTCCCAGATTATCAAACTCGTTTGTATAAGAGCCACGTTGATATTCGTTGGGAAGGGGTAGTTCACGAACGTATTGTCGGGTTCAAAACAATGGCCCCGCTCCCAGCCGAAGAAGAATGGTCGTTATATCACATTAAAGATATTGATCGGCAACGTAAACAGAACGATTATTACGCAACTATTCAGAGGTAATCATGAGAGGACAAGCATTAACATATGACGATATTACACTCATACCACGATATAGTGAAATTGAAAGCCGTCAAAAAATTGACCTTACAACTCAATTAACAACTAATTATAGTATTGGGGTTCCGTTGATTGCTTCTCCAATGGATACTGTGTGTGATTCCGAAATGGCTATTGCTATGGCAGAATTGGGTGGCGTGGGATGTATTCATCGTTTCAATACTATTACGGAACAGATGAATGAAGTTATGTTAGTGACGAAAAAACTACATACTTTTTTTCTGATGCAATCCCAAGTAATTCCCGTTATGGCGGCAATCGGAGCAAATGGTGATTATTTAGAACGGGCACACGCCCTTGTTTCTGCTGGAGCAAACGTTATATTAATTGACGTAGCACACGGACATCACAAATTTGTTAAAGAAGCAATCAACACGTTAAAATATCAGTTACCGTCACACGTAGATATTATTGCTGGAAATGTTGCAACTGCCCACGCCGCAGCAGATCTTGTTGAGTGGGGGGCAGACGCAATTCGGGTGGGGATTGGTGGAGGATCGCTGTGTACCACTCGGATCAAAACAGGGTTTGGTGTCCCAAATGTTATGTCATTAGAACGTTGCGCCAGTGAGGTTACGGTTCCAATCATTGCGTGTGGTGGTATTCGGAACAGTGGAGACATTGCAAAGGCATTAGCAGTTGGCGCAAGTTCGGTTATTCTGGGATCACTTCTTGCAGGAACCAAAGAAGCGCCTGGAGCAATCATTGAGAAGTCAAATGGGTTATATAAGAGATATCGTGGGGCTGCTTCATTGGAGACGAAGACGGTTCACGGTCAAGCTACTCGAAATGTGGAAGGCGAGTCTACTATCGTTCCGTTCAAGGGTAGCGTGAAATTCGTTGTGGAGGGGTTGTTGGATGGCTTGCGGTCTGCATTATCCTATGCCGGAGCAAACAATCTAACGGAGTTCAATCCAGACTATGTACAAGTCACAAACGCCGGAATGAACGAGGCCCGTCCCCACCTTCTGTGAGGAATTTATGAAAAAACTTATTTTGGTACTTGTAATTTTAATTACGTCTGTGTATATTGTTGATAGACTTCCAAATGTTACGGTTACACCGATTCCAAAGTCTAAACCTACGCCGGTTGAAATGTTTATGGATCGCATTGCGTCAATTGAGACACCGGGCGGAACCCATAGAACAGTCAATCAGTTCGGTATGATGGGACGTTATCAGTTTAGTCCATCTACCGTTCGGGTTTTAGGATTTCGAGTAACGCAACATCAGTTTTTAAACAACCGACAGATCCAAGATACCGTGATGTTACGATATATGAAGGTCAATCATCGTGAATTGTCATGGTATATTCGTCGGTATAGTGGAAAAGTAGTGAATGGGGTCAAAATTACCCGTGCAGGTATCCTTGCCGGAGCGCATTTTGCGGGAAGTGAGGGGGTAAAAGCATTTTTCCGTACCGGAAGTAACAGAACTGATGCAAATGGAACGTCGGTAGCAAAATATATGTCAAAATTTAGTAATTTCCACCTACCAGAGATCTAATGATAATCGTTATTACAATTTTAGGTATACTAAACATAGGGTTAGGGTATGCAACCTATAATCTACTGAAAAAATTAGAAATTTATGAAAAAAGTATAGAGGAATTCTATACTTCATTGTCTTTTGTACTCCATACGATGAGAACATTAGACGAAAAACAAATGTTTGAATCAGATGACGAAGTGGGGACGGTATTTAGGCAAATGTCCGACATACTGTTCACGCTTCGTCCAATAATTTATGGAAAGGAGCAAAATGAAGAAAAAGACTGACCTAGAAATTCGTCGTGCCAAGCTGGGTAAGGTATATTTCACCCAAGATACGGAACGAGCAATTGTAGAATACAATAAATCTTCCGATCAAGAGGAAAGAGATCAAATATTTAGAGAACGAATACACGCACCAATTGATAAATTAGCAGAAAATATAATTAATAGATTTAAATTTCCTTATATAGATGGAAATTTTGAAGATATTAAGAATCAGGTAGTATCATTTCTAGTACTTAATTTACACAAGTTTACGGAAGATAAAGGTAAGGCATTTTCATATTTTTCTGTGGTAGCAAAAAACTATTTAGTATTACACAACAATAATTCGTATCGTGATGAATTGCGATCAACTTACATAGTAGATTCGTCAACCGACGAGTCGTATTTATTGGAGGAAGTACTAACAACAAAACCAGAAGTTGAATCTTCTCACAAAGATACTAGTGATTTTGTAGAATTGTTAATTCAATATTGGGATTTTAATTTAGATAGAATTTTTAGGAAAAAAAGAGACAAGGAAATAGCAAATGCTGTAATAGAATTAATGAAACGCGCAAACACAATAGAAAATTTCAATAAAAAAGCACTATACGTACTAATTCGTGAAATGACCAACAATAAAACGGTTCATATCACGAAAGTTATTAATAAGATGAAAGTACATGTTTTGGAACAAATGAAAGAATATCGCCGGTCAGGATATTTATCAGATCCATCCATGCTTTTTGTCTATAATCAAGAAAAATAACTATTTATGATATAGACCTTCACTCTATAGAAATTGCTTATGGCATTTGATACGGAAATTTTTGACGGAAAAACATTGGCTGATCTGTTCTCGGATATCTACAAAAATACAGATAAAAAACGAGAACAGATCAATCAATTTGTGGCAAGTTTTGTTAAACTAATCAAAACCCCAGAAGACGCAGCCGTCCTCGGACCAGTTATAAAAGATTTTTTGGATGTAAATGTTAAAAATGACGAACATTTGGTTAGACTTGCACAGATAGCACAACGATTGGTCATGGTATCCAGTAAAGGATCTTCGTCCGGCGACATGTTGAGCGAGGAAGAAAAAATGCAACTGTTAAAAAATATAAAAAGTGATTTTGAAACGGTTATTGCAGAACAAGACGACTTAGAAAATACGATTCATCGGATAAAACCGTAATATGGCATCTGGAGACAAGTGGGTTTATAGAGGAAGGCCTGGTGGAATGCTGGCTACGTCAGGAACAACTGATTCAGCCAGACCTATAACAACACCCATACATGAAGCAATCGTTGAAGATGTAATATTAGATCATCTTCATCCAAAATATTCGTCGGACGGGTATAACGTAGGGATGATAAAAATCAGAATATTTTCAGTAGATAATAGTAGAGATTCCGAGACACTGGATTGGGCTCAGCCGATTGATGCAACAATACAAGAACTTCCATTAATAGGTGAGTTGGTAATAGTACAACGAGTACTAGGAGACTATTTCTACAATAGAAAAGTTTATCTTGCACACAGAATACAAGAAAACGGTATGTTAAATCTATCAAAGCAATTAGATAACAGACCGGCTAAACTTGGCAGAAAAATAACTGCTACACAAACTGAAATTCAAAAGGAAGACCACGAGTTTGGGCAGTATTTTAAGCCTGATAATAGAGTACGACCACTCAAACATTTTGAGGGAGACGTTCTCATTCAAGGACGCATGGGACACTCAATCAGGTTTGGTTCAAGTCAGATGGATCCAAGTAGTAAAGGAATGGCACCCAACATAATATTACGGACTGGACAGGCAAAGGATGCAGAAACTAAAAATTGTACGACGGATAAAGTCTTTGGATTAACGTTAGAGGATATTAATAGAGATGCATCATCTTTGTGGATGACTTCGGATCAAACAGTTCCTTTTGAACCCATCACGTTGAATGCGGGATCATTTTACAGATCTATTTTAAATCCACCACAAAAGTTTGATAAAGCACAGATTATATTGAATTCTGATAGAATAATTTTGGATGCAAAGAAAACACATATCATGATGTTTTCAAATGAAGAAATATATTTGAATAGCTTTAAAAGAACGTCAATAGACGCGGATGAAAGCATCATATTAACAGCAAACTTAGACGTACAGATAAACACCAGTAGAAATATTGATAACGTTGCAGATGAAGATTTTACTGTAAAAGCCGGAAGTGATATATCTATGTTGGCTGGTGAAAAAATTTCTCTAGTGGGTAAAAAAATTCATTTGGGTGGAATACAAAATGATGCAGAACCCGTGGTTGGTGGAACAAGTTTATCTATATTTTTAGCCAGGTTAATACAAGCTATTATGGGACTAGGAATAACACCCCCGCAAATACCCACATACCAGTCGGCAGGATTATCTGGACCAACTATAAATATTCCGTCAGCAATAACTCCTGGCACTTCTGCATTTTTTCATGTACAAACACCAACTGGACCAGGAGTATTGATGCCGCAGATAGTAACCGCGCTAACGGCACTACACACCGAGTTAGTGTCACCAAACCCAGGATCACAAAAATCTTCACCGTTTTCTGGAGCACCATTTAATAGCAATGATGTGTTTATTGCAATGTCAAATCAAGACGTAACAACTGCAATTGTTAAAAATGAATTTGAAAACGGAACACAAATTAAAACTGAAAACAATCAATGGCTGTTATCAGACAGCTACTATAAAGTAACCTAATATGTCAGATCCAATAAAAGACGCAATTAATACCGTACAAGCAAAGAATTCTGATGGTAGAAAACTATTTGATTTGGCAACCAATAAAATTTCCAATAATAATGTGGAAAAATTAAAAAAATTACCGATTACTAAAGATCCCGTATTAATAAAAAAAGAAAAAGAGGCGGAAGTTTTAAAAAAGAAAACGGAGGCAGAAGAACTTAAACTAAATGCCAAACAAATTTTAATTAATGAAGGAAAAACAAAGTTAAAAGACTTCATAGTGGCATCTATTCCATTTCCGCCAAAATTACCATTTATTGATCCAAAAATAATTCAAGCGGTTGATATAGCCAAGCAATTAAAAAAATTGGCAGGTGAAAAAAAAGAAACAAGTAAAAATAATCTGGAAAAGGGGAAAGAGACATATACATACCCACTAACTCCAGTAAAAAAAACAGAACCCACACCAGAACCGCCAAAAATTCCAGAAGCATCTCCCCCACCCCCGACAATTTCTACTAAAATGAAATATTTTATAGAAATAAATTCTAAATCAAACAAAGGTTTGTGGGCAGTGCTGATATATGATAATACTGATGGCAACCGAGATTTTCTGGATAGTAAATATTATTCAAAATCAAAATATTCAACGGAAAACGAAGTAAAAACAGAGGTAACTAACCTAATTAAATCTAACGGCCTAATAGGATTCCCACCCCAGCCGGATTTCACTTTTTGATAATAATACTCATGGTTAAGGAGATTATAAATGGATAAGCAATTATTAAAAGCATATATTCGTACAATTGTTGAAGAAGAAGTTGAACGAATTTTACCGAAAATGTTAGCAGAAGCAGTTAACGAAGTAAAACAATTGACAGAAATAAAAACGTCCGTAGCAGCTCCGATAAAAAAACCTTCGCTTGATAGAAAACGGTTTGCAGAGCTCATGGATATATCTTATGACGGCAACACGTTACGTGCGGCCACCAATAATATGACAGTACCGCTCCCAGAAAATACTCCTCATGATGCTGACCCAGAAGTAATAAAAGCAGTTACAAAAGATTATTCTGCCATTATGAAAAAATTAGGGTTAAGTTGAGATAATACATGACTCAAGCGCTTGGAATAACCCTACCCATCAGAATAGGAAATACTGGCTATTTTGAGCAAGGATTTGATACTTTAACACAAGTTAAATCAAACTTTATAAATTTGATACTTACTAGAAAGGGGGAACGTGTACATCAACCCGAATTTGGGTGTGGTATACACGATTATCTCTTTGAGCAATTGACGCCAGAAAATATTGAAGGTGCTCGGTTATCGGTTATAGATGCAGTAGAACGTTGGATGCCTTTCTTAGAATTGGTACAATTTGAGTTAGGTGCGGGACCAACTGAAATAGACAATAACACACTTCGTTTATATGTCGGGTACAGACTTAAAAAAAACCCAAACATCAGAGATACCATCATTCTGACGTTTTAGGAGATAATCAATGGCGGTAAACCAATCAATTACACGAAAATTTACACCAAATTTTAAAGAAGTTAATTACTTAGCAAAAAATTTTTCTGAATTCCGTCAAAATTTGATTGAGTTTGCTAAATCATACTACCCTAATACTTATACGGATTTTAATGAAGCATCTCCCGGCATGATGTTTATGGAAATGGCCGCATATGTAGGGGATGTACTATCATTTTATATTGATAATCAATTTAAAGAAAACTTATTATTGGTGGCGACGGAAAAACAAAACGTAATTCAGATTGCTCAAGCATTAGGTTATAAACCAAAATTAACTGCAGCTGCAACGGTTGAGGCGACTATTTTTCAAATGGTACCTGCATTAGGATCTTTACGGCAATATGAACCCGATAAGCGATTTTTCTTAAAAGTACTGACTAATTCAAAATTTTCTACAGATACACCGCCTATACAAAGTTTCCGATCCGTGGAAGATGTGGATTTTGCTGACCCAACGAATAGATCTATACGAATACTTTCTCGGGACATAAACAATGCACCCACCATGTATGTGGTTTCAAAAAAGATAAAATTGGTATCCGCTGATACAAAAGTTGCAACGTTTTCTTTTGGTTCTGCACAAAAATTTTCAAAAATAGAATTGAATGAACCAAATATCATAGGAATACAATCGGTGGTTGATTCGGATGGGTATACTTGGCATGAAGTAGACTATTTGGGGCAAGATTTATTATTAGAAGAACGTACAATACAAGTTAGAGACGATGCGGGATATTTGTCTGAATCTACGTTAGAAACAGGCTCATTACCACCTGCTAAATTGGCAATTTTAAGAAGAAGACCACGTAGATTTGCAACAAGAATCAATTCTTCCATGAAAATGGAACTTTGGTTTGGTTCCGGAACAGGAGAAATGGATAGTGATCTTGTTACACTAAACTCTACACAAATTGCAAATTCAAAGTACAATCAAGTAATTGCAAATACTTCGTTGGATCCATCTGACTTTATATCAAGTGATACATTTGGAATGGCTCCTGCAAATACTACGTTAACTGTCACGTATCTTATTGGCGGCGGCGTTCAATCAAACGTTTCATCAAATACAATAAATAAAGTAGATTTACCGTTGGTGGCCAATACGATAACTGACTACCAACCTGCGGAGAGAAATTTATTTTCTCAAATAGTTGCAAGTCTAGCAATTTTAAATGACGAACCTGCACGTGGTGGTGGAAACGCAGAAGATGTTGAAGAAATTCGTCAAAACGCTCTAGCATTTTTCAATGCACAAAATCGTGTAGTCACTGATAAAGATTACATGGTTAGATCCCTTGCAATGCCATCTAAATTTGGACAAATCTCAAAAGTATTTGTTGTTCGTGACGAACAAATTAACGCAATCGGCGAACAAGACCCGTCCAATTTAGTAGTAAATAACGACCAAGACCCATACAATAATAGAATATATGTAAAAGATCCAGTGGCGCCAAATTCTATAAACTTATATGTTCTTGGTTATGATTCAACCGGTAAGTTGGCAACATTAAATACACTGGTTAAGAAAAATCTTGTTAAGTATTTAGAACAATATAGAATATTGACGGATGACGTGAACATTCTCGATGCGTTTGTTGTTAATATAGGAGTAGAGTTTAATATAGTAGTATATAGAACCTATAATATGAACGATGTTGTTGCACGTTGTATAGATGCAATAAAAGAATTTTTTGATATTAAAAAGTGGCAAATAAATCAACCCATAATAATGAATGATTTGCGATTGGTAATAGGTTCGGTGGACGGAGTACAAACAGTAGTTGATGTATTAATTACTAACAAGTATAAATTTAAAGACGGTCGTGATTATTTTGAATATAGGTATCCAATTGAAGAGGCAGTGGTCGATGATATTGTATACCCGTCATTAGACCCATGTATTTTTGAAGTCAGATACCCAGAAACAGATATTGTGGGTCACGCTCGTCAATAAATGAGATAAATTATGAGAACTTTTTTACCTATATCTCAAGATGCAACAATATACCAGAGATATCCTGATAATAACACGGGTCTAGATGAAATTATAGAAGTCGGCAAAGTTATTAAACCATTGGACGGAGTGGGTAAGTATGCATCTGGCTCTGCACGGATAGTATTGAATATTGATATCCCCTCAGAAAACCAATATCCAACGAATTCCGTATATTATTTGAATCTTAGAATAGCAAATGCCAAAAACGTAACACGGTATCAACAACTTAACGTCTACCCAGTATCGCGTAGTTGGACGGAAGGAAGTGGATATTTTTATCAAGATGTAAAAAATATGCAAGACGGTGTTACTTGGAACGTTGCATCTCCGATTGTTAGTTGGTCATTGTCTGGGAGTGATTATGTTACAACTCCATCTGCTTCATATACTTTTTCAAGGGTACCAATTGAAGATATAAAAATTGATGTTACACAAATAATACGTCCCGTTGTATCGGGATCAAATGAATTTGCGTGGAACGGATTGATAGTAAAGTTCCCAGACACGGACGAACAACTTACTACAAATACAGGAAACATTAAATTTTTTTCCTCAAATACCCACACGATATTTGCTCCCAAACTAGAAGTGTTATATAATAATCAAACATTTATTACAGGTAGTTTAAAACCGATCTCAACGGGAAATATTTCTATCATACCAAAAAATTTGAAAACTGCATACACGGTAGGTGAAATAGATAAAGTGTATCTTGTCGTTAGAGATAAATTTCCTGATAAACGGTTTGATGAAGCGCAACGATACAAGACAAAATATTATTTACCATCATCATCACTTTACAGAATAAAAGATCAAGTATCTGGTATGACAATTCATGATTTTGATCAATATTCTACAATTAATTGTGATACGTCTGGATCGTACATACTATTGGATACTACGGGGTTTGACGTTGATAGATACTATACAATAGACTTAAAAATTTCTTCGGGACAACAAGTGTGGTTTCCAGAATTTGATTACTCATTTAAAGTAGATAGAAATGGCTAATAATATTTTAAATTCGTATATATCAAAAGTTTTAGTAGAACTAAATCGTAACAATGATGATGTTATTAAAGTATCAACTAACTATCTGTCACCGGAAGGCGACGAATATGTGTTGGATAGACAAACTGTATCACCTATATTAATACAAACCACACAATCGTTACAAGAACTGCAACCTGAAGTATCTAATGTATATCCATTTAAAATCGTCACTCCATTAGACTTTGATGGAAGTACTATAATTTTAAGTCCAAGCGTTGACACACAACCAACTGCATCACAAGGATATTACGTACCAATTTATTTTGAAAGGTACAATACAGAAGTAGTTCAGGCAATAAATACAGAATTCACAGAACTAATCTTGGTAGAGGAAACTGGATTAGAAGTGTTGGGTGAATAATTATGCCAAATCAAAATAATTTTAGAAGTGACGTAACAAATATACAGGATGTAAGATTTTCTGCTTCAAGAATTGTTAGAATTCCTGAAGAACTGATTTTATTTGAAGAAGTTCCTGCCAGCTTTGCATTTGACGCGGACGATAATATAGAAATTCATTTTTATACAATTCCCGAAAATCAGTTACTACTGAGCACTGTTATTAAAACGGCAGAAAATATAATAAAATCACACATTATATCGTATGCAGATGGTACTTATAAAAATTATATAAGAATAGATTTCACAAAACTATTTATTGATAAAGAGTTAGTATTAATACCTGGTGATTATAAAATGACGTTGAACCTATTTTCCGATGAAATAGGTAGTTATGACACCAAAAAGTTAAATATTGATATAATATCAGACTCACGTACAGAAGTACAGTTATCCTTTAATGACACTATAGATGATGTATATTTTAAACAAAATTCTTACTTATTAAAAGAATTTTTAGAAAAAGCATTTAATAAAACCGATGCAGTGGGGTTTGCACAAAAAGTATTTATTTCGGGAGTTGAATTGAATGATCCAACCGAAGGGATAAATGCAACCAACATATTACAAAATCTTGAAGTGGGTGGGATACAAACTACGGAAGACACTGTAGATAGAATTGAACGTATTAATTTACGAGAAATTTTTGAGACGCAATTGAACGATTTTGTACAAGATTTGTTTAAATATATTAGAGAAGAAATAGTTATTAAAGGAGATGATAGAATCCAGCAATATGAGTACCAAAAAGTTATAACTGATATAGTTGAACAAAAAATAAAAAATTTACGACAAACCGTAGATTCTAGAATCGTGGTTAGTTAATTAACTGGACGGATATATAACATGGCAATTTTTCCATTTGGATTCAACGACGAACAATATATAAACTCACAAATTACGCCATCCGACGAGGACACACAGGTCGGTTCAGGAGCCGGTACTGGTATAGGTGGAGGAACGGGAATTCGTAGACCAATTCTTGACAATGAAGATACAACTAGTACTATAACTGACAGTACAGGAACCGGAACTGGTACTGGAACTGGTACTGGAACAGAAACCGGAACTGGTACTGGAACAGGAACCGGCACTGGTACTGGAACAGGAACCGGAACCGGCACTGGTACTGGAACTGGTACTGGTACTGGAACAACCACGGTAAATAGAGGTTGTCAAGCAGATGATGAATGTCCACGGGGATTTTACTGTGATTTTACAACAACTACCGTAATTGGTGATGATTTAACTAACCAATACGGATCATGTAAACAAACTCCGACTGAGGGTACTGGAACCGGCACTGGTACCGGAACCGGCACTGGTACCGGAACCGGCACTGGTACCGGAACCGGCACTGGCAGAACTGGTACTGGGGGAGAGGGAGAAAAAATTGCTTGTTGTGGCCCAATTACGGAATACAAATGTGTGCGAGGGTTTGCTGGTCCAGATTGTCCTCGTGGAAGTGGTGAATGTACACCAGGTGAAGACTGCGGTGCTCCTCCCAAATGTGATACCACAGTAAAAACAACAGCTTGTTCTAAAATATTAGGTGACGAATTTAGTGGAGTTGCGGTACAAACGATATCAATTGAAGGTAGTCCCGCAGGTTGCGTTGCAGCAGCAGCAAGTGATTGGAACACTGACGATTGTCAAAAAATAGATACAAATACACCATGTAATACGGTTACCGAAACCGTGTCGTGTACAACCCTTATAAATGATGGTAAAACGTATTCTGGAAGTGCATCTAGAATAATATTAAAAACTATAAACGGACAACCAACACCTTCCGGGTGTACTATACCTGATACTTCCAGTGACTGGGACACTTCTGGCTGTAGAGTAGTGGCAACCGAGGAATGCGAAACCACAACACAAACTATAGCTTGTACAAATATCGGAGCCAACTATGTTGCGGGAACGGCAACTAGAACCGTACTTAGGAAAATAGATGGAAACAATACGCCTCGTGGGTGTAGTGCACCAACTGGTTTATCAAGTGACTGGGATGTTAGAAACTGTATAATAAAAGAAGATGACCCGCCCGACAATCGTCCACGAATATGTGGCAGTACAACCAGAGTACCTCTTGAATCGTTGGCATTATACACCGAGTCAACGGACGCTGCGGGTGAGTGCCTGGTTAGACGACAATATAGACTGTGTGGAACTTCAGAAAGTTCATTAGGCATTCCACCTGCCAACTTAGTACTTAGTAGTGATAATCTGGGTGCCTGTTACGGACCACCTCAACCACGATATAGAATTTGTGGCTCTACAAATGAAATTGAAGGGACGCCACCAAGTTCTCTTGAAGAGGGACAGGATCAACGGGGCGTTTGTTATAGAACACCCATAACCCATCGTATCTGCGGAAATCCAGACGCGCAGAGTGGATATGCACCAGAAGGATACAGACAATCAACCGATCAATATGCAGGAACTTGTTATAGAGCACCTGAGTTTTGGCGACTGTGCGGAACAACGGAACGTCGAGAAGACCAAGTTCCATCTGGATATGAACAGTTCTCAGATAATTCTGGAGCTTGTTATGGTCCATATTTTACTTATTGTAATTCTCCCGATATTAAAAATTTAGGAACAAGACCATCTGACGATAGATATGAGTTTGATACTCAACGATTCTGCTGGAAAGAAAAGGTTATAATTCCGCCACCAGAAGAAGTATGTGAATGTCATGTTGCATCTGGATATAACGGTACCGTAACGTATGTACCGTGTGGTGGAACGGTTCAACAATACACTACTATACAGCTTGTTGGTGTTGATGTTGGTTTTTGTGCAAGTGATAAATATGCAGTTCTTTCCAATGGTGGAACAGTAGTTAAAAACCTAAATACAAATTGTAAAAATAAGCAATCAGTTTGTATAATAACACCGCCACCGGACCCAGAATATCGTATATGTGAAACTCGTGCAATAGTAAAGGGAACTCCGCCTGCAGACTTTGTTCAATCTACTGATAGATTTGAGGGAGTATGCTATAGACGTAACGTAATTGAAGAAAAAACATATCGTATATGTGGAGAACCTGCGTTATTAAAAGGAACACCGCCTGCAGAATTAATTGAATCGCGAGATCAATATCCTGGCGTTTGTTATAAACCACGAGAAATTCCAATAACACATCGTATTTGTGGCGATCCACAGTTACGTAGTGGTGATCCACCAGAAAATTATGTACAAGATTCTGACCAATATGGCGTGTGTTTCAAGCCAGAACCAGAATGGCGTAGTTGTGTCGATGGTAAAGTATATAAGGGATTACCACCTGCTGAGTACAAGCAACTAGTATACCCAGGACCAGTCGGTGGAGTATGTTGGGAACCTGCAAGTATAGTCGGCTTTGAACCAAGTTTAGCAAATGCATTTAACTTTTTATACAAACGTGGTAGTGGAGATTATCCAACTGCTGTCCGAGCAACGGCAACTAACCCATCATATGCAGCTTCATATAGGGTTACTATGAACACAAACAGTAAAATAAAACTAAATAATGGTGACGGTACTCTACAATTTTTACTACAACCGCGAAGTTCGTACGAATTTACAGTAAATGTTACTCCTGAATTATATGAACAACTTGGTGATGGATCTAGTAATCTATCACTTGACGTTGATATAACTGAATTATAACATGCCAATACGAAATTATGTTACGGGTGATGTTCCCTACTTAACTTCATATGAACCGTTTACGTTACCGAATGGCATAACGCAAGTGGACTTCATAAGTCAAATGATTTCGTATAATTTACAACCGTTAAAAACTCCAACCGAAATAACATATTTTATTGGTGCAGAAAATTCTTATGTTACAACGTTAGAAATAAAAAATTTGACGGATAATGTAACATTGACTGGAACTATAACGTTTAACAAAGACGTATTTGTTATATACGACGAATTTAATAGATATATAGACGGAATAGATAGAGTAGAGTTTTCCTTAGAACCAGAAAAAATTGAATCATTTAAGATTGAAGTTAATAAAAAAATATTGAACAGTGTAATTTTAAATACACCACTTAATACGTTGATTAATATCACTATCAAAAATGTTACGACAAACGGATTAACGCTCAAAAAAATAAATCAATCTTCTTTGGCAGAAAGCACGTTCCCACAAAATATAACCGTAAAATAAACAATGTCAGAAAAGATAAATTTAAAAATTACATTTCCGATAAAAGTTCAAATTGTACCGATACAAAAACCCGTAGGATTGCGTGCTCCTATTAATGTACAAATAACTCCAACACCTACAGTAGAACAAATACTGGATGTTAATTATAACTTTACCATTAACACCGTACCAATTGAAGTTAATATATCCGAGCCATTAATAGTAACTGCATTTGATTTCTTAAACACCGCATTAAATACATACGTTGACGAAGATCGTACTCTAAAAACACTATTAAATTACGGCGAAGATCGTCAATCTGTGGTTTTAAATTATAGATATGGTCCGTTGGATATAGCGGGACTAAGAACAATTCAGTTAAAATTACTACAACCTGTTCCCTCTGATATAGCACCTACAACGCCCGTATTTTTATCCAGAGAAGTTGCAAAGAGTACTATTGATAAAGTTAGAGTAAGATTTGCTCCTCCTATTGATACCACACCATACCTTCGTCCAAAAAATACAGCAGTAAACACTGACGTGGAATTAGGAAAAACGGTGCGAAACGTTACATTAAATCGTCTCGCACTAAAAACAGGATCGGTGGGATCTGACGACGTTTATAAAAACAAAACGTTTGAAGACGAAATATTTAGACAGTGGTACTCATACGATTTTAATTCATCTGAATTAAACATAGACTTTACTAATTATAGTAATTTTATATTTTATGGATCTGCTGCAATGCGATTAGCGGCGTTCAGAGAAAAAATAATAAAGTTAGAAAGTATAGATAAAAATAGATTACAATTTTTATCATCATCAACGTATACAAATCTTACCGCATCTGTCGGATATAATTTCGTTCAAGAAAAAACGGCAGAATACGCAAAGGAAAAAGAAAATGTAATAAGATCGTTTGATAGATACGAACAGTATTTGTATTTCACACCATCCGGTTCTAATAGTGCATATAGTGCTTCTTTTGTATATGCGGACACGGGCACAGAGTATAATAATATTGGATACTGGCCCAAGACGGTATCAGGAAGTATACACTCAGTTTACAGTACAGAGGCGGTAAACTGGTATTCTACACAGAGTTTAATTGCCCAAAGATTTGATGAGTTTAATGAAAACAATTTAATCAATACTATACCAACGCACATACGTGAAGATGATAGTAATTCTGCATACATTACCTTTGTGTCAATGGTCGGACACTTTTTTGATCTCATTAAACCATATATTGACCACATGTCAGATGTGTGGAGTCGTAATTTAAATCCAAACACGGAATTATCAAAAGATTTAATTAATGAAATTGTAGAATCCGTTGGATTTAAATTGCCTACGTTGTATTCTACATTTGATCTGACAAATAATATTTTGGGAACAAATGATCAAACTCCTCGTAGAGATTTGGTGGCAGAAATTTACAAACGACTGTTACACAACTTACCATTTTTTACCAAGGCGAAAGGAACAAAAACTGCATTACAAACATTCATAAAATCATTTGGAATAACACCACAAATTTTTGATGTTAAAGAGATAGGAGCTCCTGTAACTAGTTCATATTATGTGTTTGATGAATTTACGCAAGGATTGGATTTTGACGAAACTAAAATAGCCTACGTTATTTTACCGTTCTATCTAGGTTCTAAAACATTACAGTTTAATTGTAGTGTTGCAAAAAGTAAACAAATGACTGTTCTAGTGGGTGATAATAAATGGGCATTAAATGTCGTTCCGCATCCATCAAATAAAACGTTGGGACGATTTGAATTAGCATCCGGTAGTGCTCATATACCAATTTTAAGTAGTAGTTATCAAGAAATCTTCGGAGATGAATTACTTAATGTAGCAATTAAAGTAAATGCTGGATATGCAAGTTTGTATGTAACGCAAGTAGAAGGAGAAGACATACTACATACATCGGCAATGTCGGAGAACAGTGCATTTGCTTCTTTATGGAATACTACTTCTATTCTGTATTTTGGAGGAGGTACATCAATCAGCGTTGGTAATTTTGATGGTACATTAGACGAAATGCGGTTATGGAGTGACGCATTGTCCGATGAAACTATTTTGAACACAGCGTTTGACCCAGGATCAAATGCAGGTGATACGTACGATGCTGCGTCAGATAAATTGTTGATACAACTTTCGTTTAACAAGTTAAATTCTGATCTACTTGTAGCATCTTCATCCCTTGTAAACGAAAGTCCATACAAAGATAAAACTTTAAATAACATAGATACGGTTCTCACATATAACATATCCGAATCGGATTTTTCACGGTATAATCGTACGGTTAGACAGGAAATGATGAACGTAGGATCATCGGGTATATTGACAAGTAAAATTAAAGTAGCGCCACCACCGGTGTTTATAGACGCATCACAGGGAAACAGATTATACAGAACAAAAAGTATAGTTAAACCTGAACAGAAAAAACTACAACGTGGACGTAATAAGATTATACTAACTGCGTCCCCAACGGAAATAGTAAATCAAAATATTATTCGTAATTTTGGATTGGAAAATATTAATGCAGTATTGGGTTCTCCAACCACGTTGTACACTACATTCGAAAAATCATTACAGACATTAAAGCAACATTATCAACAATATTATTATGTGAGTGTGGATCCAAATAAATTTATCAGAATTCTTTCCGAGTTTGGATCTATTTTGAATCAATCTATTGATTATTTTATTCCATCAAAGGCAACTATACTAAGTGGAATAACAATAGAACAAAATATTCTTGAACAAGTAAAAATTCCACCTTTGAAAAATATCAAAGTTTATGGAAAAGATACTAGACGTACATTGAACGCCGCGGCCTCTCTTACGCAAAGTAGAGCAGACTATGGCGCTACATTTAATCTATCTCAGACCGTGGAGGCGACCAATGATGCTGATGCACTGGGTAATTTAAATTCAATAAATTCAAATATTCAAGATATCGGATTTATAGAAATTGGAGGTGGATACCTTAATAAATCTGGATCATTGGTGGTAGATACTTCACTAGAAGGTAAAAATGAAAGACTGTCGGGAATATTAGACCCAAACAAACCAGTACCAGACGCACAGTATCTGCCGGCAAAGGGCGAGTTAAAAATTGTAAGTGATAATACCGGTAGTTTTGATTACTATAAAACGGCGCTTCCAATAAGAATGGAATCCAGTGCAAGTTATCAAACTTGGGTAACCGAGCTAGTTCCTATTATAGAATCAACTGGAAGTTATTCCACTGTTACCGCACAACTAGTTCCGAATTATGAAGTTGCCTCAAACGTGACTACGTACAATATAAAACATGAACAGTGGAACTCTAAACAATTCTGGCAAATTGAACAGTATGGCACGGGATCACCATTGCCTGCAAAACAATCAAGTGCAGAAACATATGTGGACAATTTAAATAAAATAAAATACGATGATACTAATCTAGGAAATGAAGGAGCGGAACCGTATAATAGACTATATAGTAGAAAATTATTTGAGACAGAAATAAATAATAATAGAGATGGTGGACTTACAAGCATGTACATTCCCGCATTGTATGACATACCACCCTCCGCAGATTTTACTGATTCTGGAGTATATACATATTTCAATAATTCTACTGGCGTTTATTATTTTGAAGAATTATTCAAAACACCTGCATATCAAAAACCATTAAATGCATCCTGGGATGTGACAAATCAAACATTTATAGGGGCAACTACGTGGTCGTATGAAGAAAAATATAATATATATGATGTAGTCTACCAACAAGTAACAAGTAATGATAATAATACGCTGGGAACTTCTATAGTTAAATCTGCTCGTGCAGGTAACAATCTATACTATGCTTTCAAAACACGACCAGCATACAGAGCACCTACAAATAATACCGCATTTTATACAGGAAGTGTTCCTTCATATTTACCCCCGTCGTTGGATAAAGAGAACTGGGAAATCATAAGATTTACTCCAAGTGTAAAACGTATTACTAAACGAGTAATATTTGATGTGTTTAAAACACCAAATCCAGACGATAATAATTTTAGAACAACAACGGCGCCTGTAGAGACTAGAATTGATATTCCAGATAGATATGTTGATATTTATCCATTAACTGCAGTTGGTGCAGGATCATATGTAACTGGTGAAATCTTAGTACAAAATATTGCCACGTTATTGGCAATGCAATTAAATGTGGATAATATTCGGGTACGACTATACAGAACTTCTACGGATCGTGATGCGGATATATTAAGATCGGCAGAAACCAAACCTACGGGGTCACATGGCGTTCTTTTAGATACTACAATTAATGTAGCAAATGTTGCAACGTTAATTAATCCCGTGATCAATTTAGTGGCAGGTTCAACACCTACTGCGGGTAAACTATTTTATACTATAAATAATTTAAACCCCGTATCAAAGTTGGGAATAACAATGACGTTGTTATATTTTGCATTAGAAATTAATCCAAGAATTCCTTCCGGTTACTTACCGAAACATTATAAATTCTTTAGAAGTAATTCTACTGCTACAAAACGTAGTAATTATGTTGGGTGTAAAAATACGAAAAGTACGACTATTGACGGACAAGAACCAATACAAATTTTCTTGAGCGAAGGCGTAGATCTACGAGTAGCACCATCAATAGTAAACGAAGAAATTATCACCGGCGGTGGCGGAATATTAGACGCAACGTAATAAAACGTAGTAAACTATATATTTATATTAGACCTCTTCTATTTGGAGTAAAATTTTATGGGATATTTAAATAAGGCAACGGTCACCGTTGACGCAATTTTGACAAAAAAGGGACGAGAATTGCTGGCGCGAGGACGTTCCGCGTTTAACATCACCCAATTTGCGGTCGCAGACGACGAAATTGATTATGGACTATACGATCCAGCACATCCATTGGGAACAGAATATTACGGTTCAGCAATTGAAAACATGCCAATCGTAGAAGCATCTACCGACGAAACACAAAATCTTCGGTATAAACTAGTAACATTGACGAGAGGAACCAACCTGATTCCGACCATCCAAACAGGCATTTCTTCAATACAACTAACATTCAGCAATACACAAAATCCAGTAACTACTATTACTCCAACAACAAGTCAAGGACTAAATGCGCTTCCATTCGGCTATACAGCAATTTTATATGATCGTGAAGCGGCAATTTTAACAAGTAATGGACTACCGGGAACTGCTACCGTGCCAACATTCTTGGGAGACTCGGTATCACAAAACGCAATTGTCGTTCGTGGTACGATTTTTACGATTTCACCGAGAGATGTAAATTCAGTAACACAGACACAATTGGTAATTGTTGGAAATCAAACTGGTGCATCGGTAACGATTCCGGTAACAATCAATCCAGCCACCATAATTTAATACATAGGAAGAATATATTATGAGTATTTATAATCAATTTACAGACGACGATCTAGTATCAGCAAATCCTACAGTAGTCACAACAGGATTATGGTCTGGAGATACAGGATCGTTAGCATCAACCCTATGGCTAGGTACGGCGGCTGGTCAACAAGTACCGATTAGCGGTGAATATTATTTAGACGTATTTGATAAACGTCCTGATACCGACCCAACTGCGGAAGTACAATTTTCTGTAACCTATGGTCACATAAATGGCGGTGGTTCGCCGACGTTAGACGATAATGATCTGTCCACATTGTCAACGCAGGCAATTTATAGTCAATATAGAAATTTATTATTGGACCCATCGGATACAAAATTTACATTTAACAATGTAGAATCTGACCACATTTTTGTAATTAATTTTCAACGTTCTAGAATAAGAGAGCAACTGGATCCTGGTAACTGGGAACTCCCATTGTCAGGAACAAAGGGTATTAGTACATTCATCGATGATAGTGGTCAAACATTAGGTGCATTGACAGCAAACAGTAAGGCCGGTCGTGTGTTTAATGTTGTGTCTGGAGCACTGGACATATTAACGGGTTCAGTAGTACATAGTTCTGGTTCTACCAACGGTGGTGGATACGGATTGATATATCCCGATCTCGGTATTATTGTATTAAACCCAAATGCAATTGGTCCTACGGTTGGATTTGTAGCAACGGGGTCATCAAACGAGGGTAGCGGTTCAGCGAATATTACGGTTACAACACCATTTTATTCAAGTACTGATTTTAATACCGGCACAACTAGCGTAACGGCAGTATATGCACCTGTAACACACTCTGCGGTCGTTTGGGGTACTAAAAAATCTGCGTATAACCATACAGCACTATTTAATTCAATAAAAGGCGCCACTGCAGCAACAGGTACTCCTTCGGGTTCTGCATTTAAAGCACGTTCGGCAGAAACCATTTCTTCTACACACTATTTTGTACGTCTTAGAAATAAGGAATTCAATTATTCAAACAACCCCACGTTCTATAATCCAGATACGGGAGTACTAACCAATCCAGATTTCCGTAATGATCCGCGAGTATACGTCACTACAGTGGGATTGTATAATAGTCAGAACGAATTACTCGCCGTTGCAAAGTTGAGTAAGCCGGTGCGGAAGAGCTTCGATGAGGAAGTTTTGTTGAGGGTAAGATTAGATTTTTGACGGAGAGTAAATAATAAGTGAACGTTTGGAAATAATGTCCCCTATTTATATATAGAACGTATAAATAGGGGACATTACTATGACTACACCTGAGCAAAAAGAACGTTATAAACTAAAAGCACGAGAAAAAAGAGCAAAATTACGTAAACAAACCGATTCTGATATAACTTGTAGACTATGTAATTTATCAATAAATCCGAAAGGGATGTCTATACATGTGAAAAATGTACATACGTTAGAATTTACCGTATATTTAGATCAATATCTATCCGATTTTTCTGCGCTTGGTTGGATACAATGTTCCGTATGTAAAAAAATTACCAAAGGTACAACTTGTTCAAGAAAGTGCATGGGCGTATTATACAAAGAAACTTATAGTGGACGAGAACCGTGGAATAAAAATTTAACTAAAGAAACCAACGAAAGTTTACGACAAATGGGCCAATCCATAAGTAAACGCAACACAGGTAACCCAAAAATAATGGGAACAAACAATCCAGCCAAACGAACGGAAGTTCGTGAAAAAATTTCAAAAACACGAATAGAACGTGGTGTTGCAAAAGGTCACAACAATCCCATGTTCGGAAAAGCGCACACCGAAGAAGCATTGAGAAAAATTTTTGATAAACGTTCCATGACTAGACCGGAACAGCAACTCAAAGAAATTTTAGAAGAATTGCATATTACTTATAAATCACAATTTTTTATTAACACGGGTGACCGCACTTTTTCGTACGACTTCTACCTACCAGATCATAATATTATCATTGAGGTTGATGGGGATTATTGGCATGGCGGACCAGGAGTATCAAAATATTGGCATGGCGTAGAAGTCACCAAAGAAACGGATATTCTGAAAGATAGTGTTGCTCAAGAACGTGGATATACTATAATTCGTTTATGGGAAAGTCAACTAAATACTGACAAAAAACTAATTATTGATATACTTCAATCCGTACTACACACATGAAAACATTTGGTACACTTGACGCAAAAGATTACAACGTAGAAGAAATGTATACATCTGCGCCTATGTCGTGGGAGTTAGTTTCTTCTTCAAACGGTGTTCAAGTAACTTCCCCCGCCGATTTGGTAGGAGCAGTAATGGTACAGCGGGCAAGTAATGATTACACAAATTATTATTATACGAATAATCCTAAACTAAATACTGATTCTGGAACATACGAATATATTTTATATAGATCAATTAAACACGTATTTTATAATGGTCGGTATTTTTATAGTGGATCCGTATTACAAACGTCTAGTTTAGCTGGATTACCCAACGATTTTTACGTAATAAGTGTTGGGCAAGACTTCTATGGCAATCGTATAAAGCCAGGAACATTTGAAATATCCACTGAAATTGCCAATAAAACTATTGTAGACGACGAAGTGGGTAATTTATATATTAGTCAGTCGGGCGTGGGTACGTACGTCGGTAATGTATTTTATGATTCAGGGATAGCAGTTGTAAAAATGGACACTGGATCTGTAGTGACGGCAATGTCTAGCGGGGGATTAAAATTAGTACAAGATTCGGAACTTTATGTAGATTATAGTAGTGACGTTAAATATCATCGCCACGAAGTAAACATAAAAATAGATCGTTCTGAATTTAATTTTTCACCATTCAATCCTTCAATATTTTCCACATATACGGCAACCACCGGTAGTGTAACGCAGTCATGGAATGACTTAAATATTAGGTCGTCTGCAAGTAGTCCAGATACGTGGAATATGTATAATTTAATGGGAGCGGGTGTAGTTAACCCGTATATTACCACGGTTGGATTGTATAACGAACAGTATGAACTATTAGCAGTTGCCAAATTAGTACAACCGATTCAACGTTCTTTTGATATTAACCAGATATTTATTATTAGGTTTGATACCTAATTTTGGAGAATCGTATGACCCTAGAAGAAAGATACAATCAAGCAGCAGCAACAACATATGTCGGCAAAGTTCGTGCTATGCAAGCAGCAGATGCGGGTGCAATTGATGGAGTAAACTTAATGAATGGTGAAGGGTTTACAGGAAGACCACCCGCCCCCGATCAAGTACAAACAGAATTTAAACGAAATGCGGAAGGTGATTTTAAATATGGTGGCGGTAGTAAGGCACCTGCTACTACAAACGATAAATCATATCCTTTAAGTCGTTGGTTAACAAAAGGGATAGACAAAGCCGATACGTATTTAATTGATAGGTACAAAAAATTAAATGATGTACGTAATGGAAATAGAGAGATTAACCAATATGATTGGCGTACCGAAGCCAATTCTTTTGCAGGTAAGTTACCAACTGCAAAAACTAGAATTACTTCTTCACCTGCTGGTCCTGCTCCTGGTGGGATCAACGGATAATACAAACACTAAAGAGGTTATATGAAGCCACGAAGCGCAAAAGCAAAGGGGCGTAAATTACAAAATAATGTTCGTGATCTAATACAGGAACACTTTCCGCAACTCCATCCAGATGACGTGGTATCTACGCAAATGGGAGGAGCTGGTGTAGACATTCAGTTGTCACCAGCAGCACGGAAAGTGTTCCCGTATTCTATTGAGTGTAAGAACCAAGAAAAATTGAATATATGGGAAGCCCTTAAACAAGCAGAAACGAATATAAAAGATGGTACACAACCTGTCCTATTTTTCAAACGTAATCATTCCAAGACTTACGTTGCAATCGACGCTGACCATTTTTTTGAACTAATAAACAAATTACGAAAGGTTGACAATCCATAGACAATCCGTTAGATTGTATCTATGACGATTCTATCCTTACTACAAGAAATTTTAGGTCCATATCAACAACAACGAGACGAATATCTTTTCTCGTGTCCTTTCTGCCATCATCATAAAAAGAAATTATCAATCAATATTGCCACCAACAAATGGAAATGTTGGATTTGTGGAAGCAAGGGTGGACATATTATTTGGTTAGTAAAAAAACTTCAAGTATCAAAGGATTTATTAAATAAGTTTAAAGAAGTATTGGGAGACGCAGAGCTAAAACAATTTAAAGCAACAACCTCTGAAACAGTTCTTAGACTCCCACCAGAGTACAAACCGTTGTGGAAACCAGAAAAGAATTATCAGTATTATCATGCTATCACCTATCTCAAGAATAGAGGAATTACAACAGATGACATCTTACGGTATCGTATCGGGTATTGCACTGAAGGTTCGTATGCTCATAGAATCATACTTCCTTCATATGATAGAAATAATCACCTCAATTACTTCACCGCCCGACTCTTTTACGACGAAGGAATGAAGTACAAAAACCCACCAGTGTCAAAAAACGTGATCATTTTTGAAAATATGGTGGATTATAACGAACCAATAATTTTATGCGAGGGAATGTTTGATGCAATTGCGCTCCGCCGTAATGCTATTCCTCTTATGGGGAAGACGTTATCAAAGAATCTTGAACGGGCTCTTTTAGAACATAATGTAAAACAAGTAATTGTTTTTCTTGATATAGATGCTCGACAAGATGCAATACAATTAGAACAACATTTGAAACAGTATAATATTGAAACCAAATTAGTATTAACCGAAGGAAAAGATGCATCCGAAATGGGCTTTACAAAATCATGGGAATCCATTCAAAATGCACGAGAAACAAATTTTAAGCAGTTTATTGAACAGAGGTTATCTATTGCATGAAAATACACGTTCCGTTTGAAAAATTAAAAGCCGTCGCACATCTGGCAGATATTCATATTCGGTTGTTCCGTCGCCATGAGGAATATGAAGCTGCCTTTGAACGTTTATACGCAGACATTCGGTCTAAAAATTTACAAGACTTTGTAATCGTACTTGCGGGTGACATCGTACATGCCAAGACGGATATGTCGCCGGAAATGGTTGAGGTAACGTCAAAGTTTTTGAATGAGATGGCTGATATTGCACCTACCATTTTGATTGCCGGTAATCACGATTGTAATCTTGCAAATACTAATCGGTTGGATGCACTTACTCCGATTGTTAATAATCTCAATCATCCCAATCTTCATTATGTCAAGGGAAGTGATGTGGTATATGTTGCCGATACTGCATTTGCTGTGTGTTCCATTTTTGACGAACAAGATCAGTGGCCTTCGGTAGTTGATATTGATAGTACGACAAAAATTGCTTTATATCACGGACCTGTCTACGGATCTACAACGGACGCAAATTACACCATTACATCCCGCCACGTCAGTGTAGAAACGTTTAATGGATACGATGTGGTGATGTTAGGGGATATTCATAAGCATCAAGTACTTCAACAAGAAAATCCAATTATCGTCTATGCTTCATCGTTAATTCAGCAGAACCACGGCGAGTCGGTGGATGGGCATGGATGGTGTTTATGGGACATTCCAACTCGTTCGTTTGAGTTCGTCCCGTTACAGAACGACTATGGGTATGTAACACTTGAAGTACATGATGCACATATTACATACCCCGCTAACATGCCAAAGAACGTCCGTATGCGACTGTTTACGGAAGATTTGGACAACACGGAAGTCAAGAAGATTATTACCACACTCCGAAATAATCATAATATTATTGAACTATCGGTAAACAAAAATCGGTTTAATAAGAATACTCCTCGTATTGCGAGTGCGGGTCACGATACGTTTGATTTAACTCAAGTAAATGTACAAAATACGTTGATTACACAGTGGTTGAATCGGAATTATACTACGTTAGATCCCGAGGTATTGACGGCAATTGAAAAGATTAATAAAGATCTGAACAATAAAATTATTAATGACGATCAATCACGTAATATTCACTGGCGTCCATTGAAGTTTAAATTCTCCAATATGTTTTCGTATGGAGAAGATAATGAAATAAACTTTACGAATATGAAAGGTGTGTATGGGGTCTTTGCTCCAAACGCATCGGGAAAGAGTTCAATTATGGACGCACTGATGTTCTGTCTGTACGACAAGACGCCTCGTGCCTTCAAGGGTGACCACATCATCAACAATCGGAAAGATAATTTCGTCTGTGAATTGACGTTTGAAATTAACAACGAAGTGTTTGGTATTAAGCGCGTCGGTACTCGTAAGAAGAATGGGGATGTCAAGGTTGATGCCTCATTCTGGAAGGTACTGGACAACGGTGATATTCTCAACCTCAATGGAGAAGATCGTCGTGACACCAATGCGAATATTCGGAGTTATGTGGGAACCTATGAAGACTTTGTGATGACCGCTCTGAGTAGTCAAAACAGTAATGCGTTGTTTATTGATAAGTCCCATTCAGAGCGGAAAGACCTGCTCATTCAGTTTATGGGATTGAATATCTTTGATAAGTTGTTTGATGCCGCTCACGATGAAGCAAAGGAAATCACGGGCATCCTCAAACGGTTTAAGAAGAGTGATGTGACTGACCAGATTGCAGAAACGCATAATAAGTTACAGAAAGTTGAACAGAGTATTCATAGGTACGAACTGCAAAAGGATAACCACGAAGGGAACCTTGAAGATTTGGAAGAAGAATACCGTACCCATCAATCAACCAAGCGTCCCGTACCAGAAGTGTCGGGGAACTTGGACGACCTAGAAGGCGCTCTCAAGAAAACACACCAGCTCCTCAAAAAAGCACAAGAAAATTACGAGTATACCAAGGTCAATTACGAAAAGGCAGTGGAGGAACATACGCAATTTACCAGCGACTTTGAAGCATACGATATGGAGAAGTTGCAGGAGTCGGTTGCCAATTACAATAAGTTAAATGACCTATTGGTGAAGGGGAACGCTGCTCTTCGTGTCGTGAATACCAAGATTGAAGAGAAAGTCAAGTTTAAGAATAAGTTGTCGGGCTACAAGTATAATCCTAACTGTGATGTCTGTGTGGCAAACAATAAGTCCGTCGTGGATGACCTAGCAACAGTCAATACGGAACTAGACGAACTCAATACAAAGCGTCTCATTCAAGAGGACTCCATTACCAAGATTATTGAGGAACTGGAACCCTTGAAGTTGGAAAAGGAAACCTATGATGAAGCAATTACTGCTCAATCACTCATCCAGAAAGTACATCAGACCCAACAACGGTTGACGGTGGAACTGGAATCTGCGGGTATGACCATTGAAAAACATCAGTCCAAGATTACCAGCATTCAAACAGACATTGACAATTACAAGCTGAACGAAGAAAATATTTTGTATAATCAGCAGGTTGATGTGGAACTCAAAGACATTCAAACGAAGATTAATGAAGTGAAACGGCACATTCAGCACGTGGATCGGGAACTTCGGTTGTTGCACGGCGATAGTTCGGTATTGACCGCAAAGAAAAAGGAATTGACGGATAAATTGAAGGAAGCCGAAGAATTGGAAACCACGTATGAAGCATACAACCATTACATGCTCGCAGTAGGTCGTGATGGGGTACCGTATGAATTGATGAGTAAGGCCATTCCAAATATGGAAGCAGAAATTAACGGGATTCTTTCACAAATTGTGGACTTCACGGTGTCGTTGGAAGTGGACGGAAAGAATATCAATGGTAAGTTAAACTATGATTTTGATAGAATCTGGCCTTTGGAAAATTCTTCTGGCATGGAACGATTTGTGAGTAGTTTGGCAATTCGTGTGGCACTTTTGAACGCCAGCAACCTTCCAAAATCCAACATGTTAATTATTGATGAAGGATTTGGGGTATTAGATGCAGAACACATGCATTCCATGCAAACACTGTTTAATTTACTTAAAACCCATTTCGACTTTATACTTATAGTAAGTCACTTGGATACTGCCCGGGATATGGTGGATCACCTCATTGAAATCCGCAAGGAGGATGGGTATTCGCAAATATCGGTATAATAGAGAGAATGGATGGCAAGAACTAGAAAGTCGATACAACCGTTAAATTTATATAAGTACGATGTATTAATTGAGGATCAAGGTCCACGTTCCGACTACTTTAAGATTAGTCAATTTGATGGCTATTTTTATGGTGGTCGTAACGCATTTTTGTTAGCAGGAGCAGGTATACTGAAACCAAATACTAGTATTTTAGTAGAAATATTAAACGTGAATGGTAATACAGTATACAGTGTTCCAGTAACGAACTTTACGGAAGGTAACTCCAGATTAATTCAAACAGAAGTATATTCCGACACACCTATTGGTCCAGGCAAATTAGTGATATTGGGATGTGCAGACACCTACATTGATGGTACGCCAGTTCCAGATATATGGAAAAATAAATACAATGTTCGTTGGATAACTGATATAATTATTTCTCCATTGGTTCGTAATAAAACGCCTATACGATTTGAAAAAGAACCGTCAATTGTCGTGGAAGAAAAATTTTACAAAGCGCCAGAATCAGCAACATTCACGGAAAAAATATATGTTCCCGTGGATGTGGAATTAACTCCTAA